TCTCATCCTCATTAAGGACTGAATCATCGGGTACCAACCTTAATTTTTCCAACATATTCTTATTTACAAAAGTATACAATAATGGTGTAATACTCATTTTTTCTAAATTTAAACTGCTGTTTTCGTCAAGATAATCTATGTATCTATCTGCGAGTAATTCATATACACCTATCTGTATTACTTTATTATTGTGTTTCACTAAATAAATGGGAAAATACGAAATGTTTTCAGGTTCAAATGTGTTTTTAATATTACCTATAGCAATAATTATATCTACACCATGTGCTTCTATCTCGTACAAATTAGCTTCTAATTTTAAATCTGTCTTATCTACAGATTTGATTTCAGGATAGCTAACGCTAGAATTTATTTTTGAAACTACCATTTTTATAATTAACTGACATAACTTTATATTTCAATAACTAATTTATTATAATTTTAAAGAATTTTGTTAAAAATACGTTTGATTGAAACAATCAATCTATCTAAAGCATACATTCCTGGTGTGTTTATTTCTGTGCTACTATAATTAATATCGTCGATTTTTTTTATTAAGTTATCTGTTATCATCATGGCATAAATCAAAAATACTAACGCGAATACAACTGAAAATTCGATATCCTTAGTATGTATTTTTGTCTTTCTTAATAAATAGATTGGTAGTGCTTTTATAATAAAGTTTACTATTGAGAATAGTATTGCTTTATAGTAATTATTATTGATTATAAAGTTAATTAACATAATGATGTTTACTATAAACCCTATAACCAAAAGGAGTAATGGGTTGTAATACTTGTAACCGAAAAAATAATAAACGATAAACCATGCAAATATCCACCAAGAAAATATTAAATCTATTTGTTTCATATTTAAGTGTTTATATATATAGAACTATACAAATAAACAAATATAGGGTATTAGCGTTCTCAACTGTGTCTTGAACTAGATAAAATATGTTCTATTGTGCTATGTGTTTTACAGCAAAGTGTATCTGTGGTATCTACTTTTCTGAGACACCTTCGATTATTCTTATTAATAGCTCTGCATCTTAATTTATTTCTTAGCATAAACTCAGGCGATTTAATGATATATGATAAAATATGTCTTTGGATTTCGATCGGTATGTACATGATAAACTGTTGAGTATAATATTACCTATTTTTATTTTTTTATTAATTTGAACCTTAATACACTATTTTATGATTTTATTGTTTTCATATTTTATTTTATTTCAATAATGTCCATACACTTAAAAATCGCCTTGTTGCTTAAACTTGGATATTCATTAAAATTAGTTTTGGACATTTTTTCTATGAAACCTTTAATTGTTAATCCATATAGTTCATCATGTTTTGTATCATATAATTCGGTGTTCTCAATAGAAGAATATAATATGTGTATGTTTTCTATTAATTCGTCAACTATATGCCTGTTATTTTCCATTAAAATAAGTTCACTTATTTTCACTACTAATGTCTTGACAATATCAGTTATAATGATATTTTCAATCACATTAAATGAAGACAAATTCATAATAAACTTAGCCAACGATTTTCTTCTCTCATTTTCTTTATTTAATTCACAGAATGCATTATAATCTTCACTTGAGTCAACCAATCCAATATTATCAAAAGATAATACAAATAAGTTAATCTTATTAATTAAGGTGTCCTTAATCTGCTCAATAATAACGGTATTAATAGTGATATCATTTAATAATTCAGAATACATCTTAGCATAAATGTGTGAATAAAAATTGTTTGAAGAAATTATATCAAAAAATACATCGCTAATTTTTTCTGCATATTCAGTATCATCAAGGTTTCTAAATACATCCTTTATCTTACTGCTATATTTTTCATAATTAGCGTCTGTTAATTTGTTCAGTATGCCGCGAATACTATTTATATCTGTGTTAGTATCTTCATTATTTGTGACCTTTGATTTGTCTAACATTTGTTTCCAATCTTCAGAATTTTCGTTATTCTTGTTGTTCTTCTTCTTTTTACGTGTGAATTCTGGTTTGGAAGTAACTACCTTAGTAAATATAGGTGTTTTAACATATTGAGGAGACCCAACTTCATTAGCAATATTATTTATAATATCAATTACATCTTGTGGTAATTTAAAGCTCATTATACTATCATCATTAAAAATAATATTCTTTATATAATCCAACGAGTACTGTTTCGATGAGGTTAACATGATTAATGCTTTATTATCTATACCAATATATTTATATCATTTATTATATCATTTATTATATCATCTATTATATCATTTATTATATCATTTAATATATTACCATATAAAAATAATTAACAAATATATTTATTAAATGTATTGGATATATATTTTAAGATGTAAAGATAACATTTATTATGTTGGTCAAACATCGCGTTTATATAGAAGATTTTGGGAACATCTATCTGGTAGAGGAGGGATAAATACATCTATTTATAAACCAGAAGAAATTGTAGCAATTTATAAAGTATCTAATATAATTAAATTTATAGATTATAATAATCATGTAAAAAAAATAACTGATGGAATTTGTCATGACATGTACAACTCATTTAAGTTAAAAAATTATGATGATGAACTCTTATATGATATTGATCTATTAGAAATCGAAAATAGTATAACCGAATGTATGATGATACATAACAAAGATAATTGGGAAAATATAAGAGGTGGAAAATATGTTAGATTAGATTGTCTATATAAATTTCCTACTAATGAATACATAAAAGAACTTCCATTATGTAATTGTGGATTACCTTGCGATGTTAAAAAAGACCAAAATAAAGAGAGTTTATTCTTTAGATGTGCAAAAAAAAATATGTGGAATGCTTTTAAAGACATTTTTGAAATAGAAGATGAGCCATGTAATTTTTATAAAGAATATCTAACAGATATAGAATTAAGAGTTGAAGACAAAAAAAACTTTAATGAACGAAAAAAAAAACTTAGAGAATTATTGAAACAATCCGATTGGTTAAAAAATGTTCCTTGTGAAGAAGAGGGGGTATTGGGAGAGTGTGTGTCTTGTAATACATATGTATGGTCTGATAGACAGGGTGAATTTAAAAATAATGGTATAACTTATTGCAACGATAGAAGATTATTATGTTTTAATTGTTTTATAGATAAAAATGAAGAATTAAATAAAAAATATAACATTTGTAATAGTGGAAATTGTTTAATTTCTTTATAAAGTAGGCGTTTTAAATGTTCAAAGGTTTAATATATCATTTAATATATCATTTATTATAATTATTGTTACGAAGTGTATAAGTGAAACTATTATATATAGAGATCAAAGATGTATTTATTTTATAAGTTTAAATACACTTAAATAAATTATATGTAATTATATATTATGACTGGACATAATACTTTTAAAGACGAAACGATAGACGAAGAACAAATTATAAATAATATTGAAGAAGTATCTGCTGATGATGAAATAACATCATGGAATGACTTAGATATTAATCCTAATTTATTGAGAGGTATTTATAGTTATGGTTTTGAACAACCTAGTCCTATCCAAAAAAAAGCAACTAGACCTATCATACAAAAACGCGATGTAATCGCACAAGCACAGTCGGGAACAGGTAAGACAGCTACCTTTGCAATAGGTTTGTTACAATCATTAGATTTGAAGAATGACAATACACAAGTATTAGTGTTATCACCAACAAGAGAGCTTGCCTCTCAAACATGTAATGTTGTTAAAGAGTTAGGTCAGTATCTTACAAATCTGAGAATTCAAGTGCAATACGGGGGTGTAAATAATAACCACCATGAAACTAGCTCATTCAAAAGTAGAGATGATCCGCATGTAATATGTGGATGTACTGGTAGAATACATGATATGTTGAAACGTAACAAGATTTATACAAACGATATCAAGATGGTGGTTATAGATGAGGCAGATGAAATGCTTTCATTTGGATTTAAAGAACAAGTCCATAACATATTTCAGTACATAAATGAAAATGTGCAGGTTATATTAGTGAGTGCAACTTTGCCACCAAATGTGTATCCTATCATTAATTCAATTATGCGTAATCCAGTAAAAATTACTGTACGAAGTGAGATGCTTACCCTAGAAGGTATTTCTCAGTATTATGTGGCAGTATCGAGCGATAGAGAAAAGTACACTACACTAAAGGACTTATTCTCGAGTATTTCTGTAAGTCAGTGTATTGTGTATTGTAATAGTATAAAACGTGTTATTGATTTGTATAATGCTATGAAAGAAGATGATTTTCCGGTAACATGCATTCATAGTAGTATGGATAAACAAGAGAGAGATAATGCTTTCAATAATTTCAAGTCTGGTGCATTCCGCGTATTAATATCTTCCAACGTAACAGCCAGAGGTATTGATATTCAGCAAGTAGGAGTGGTTATTAATTTTGACTTTCCACAAAGTACTAGTACTTATTTACACAGAATCGGTCGTTCTGGTAGATGGGGAAGAAAAGGTGTAGGAATCAATTTTATAAGTCAAGGAGATGTTGAAAAATTGAGAGATACTGAGAACTACTATGCATGCCAAATAGTAGAAATGCCTAATGACAAAAACATATTACAATTCTAAGTAATACGATTCTATCTATTACAATCATAGTTAACATGCATAAAGACAATATTTTATTGTAGTATATAAAGTATGTCATTATCTAATTTTCTAATGTTACATCGTGCATACATAACGCGCAATATTTCTCGGCGTATTGATATACGACCTACTAATGTTATTTTAGGTAGATGGAAAATAGAGCACAACAAGAATAAAATAGATTACAAGATTGAAATGGCTAATGAAGACCACCGTGGACCTTGTGGACAATCTGGACCAGTTAAGTGGAATGACAAGCGAGAAAAATAACTATTATTCGTATTAATATTTATTATATAATATCATTTTGATATAATAAATGGATACCTCGTTACAAAATATTACAGATGTTTTCAAGTTACCTATATGTTATAACAATAATCGTAAATTGAGTAAAACAATTATAGATGATTTAGAGCTGAATGAAACATACGACACGTCAGCCAATTCAATAATCAACTTCTTCTATAATTTAAACTCTGACAACAAATTATCATCTGTAGTTAGCAAGGAAATGACGAAGTACTATACTACCGATTTACATTTTTTGAAAGACATGCAAAAAATACTGAAAACGTATAAATGGAATCAACAAGACAATAAAGACACCAATTATTCCGAGATATTATCTGTATGGAATGAAATCAAAAACAACATCAGTTTCAAAGAAAAATACCATTATGTTGAATGGAAAAGTTTGGAATTCCTAAACAACTCAGAGTATTTTTTAGAATTTATTAGTATATATAACTTGTTATCACCTGTAATATCTTTCATTACTCCATTAATTATTGTAATAGTACCTTTTTTTATAATCCAAATCAAAGGTATCCGATTAACAATAGAGGAATACATGAACATATTTAAGACGGTTGTCAATAAACACGCATTAGGCAAACTGATGAATATCCATAACGCAACCCCGAAAGAAAAGGTATATGCCGTTGTATCTGCAGCTTTCTACTTTTTTTCCATCTATCAAAATGTACTGGTGTGTATGCGATTCAACGATAACATGAAAAAGATACATAAGTACATGAAACAAATTACCGGTTATTTGGAGTACACAATTAGCAGTATGAATAATTATATAGAATATGCAAAGGACCTATCGTCCCAAACACAGTTTGTCGGTAGTTTAACCTCTAATGTCATGGTATTGAATGAACTAAAAAGCAAGATTTCATCGATTAGTGAATACACACTGTACAACGTAACGAAAATAAAAGAAATCGGCTGGATTATGAAATGCTTTTACGAGTTGTATAATGACAAAAAATACAACGACTCATTACTTTATTCATTTGGATTCAACGGGTACGTCGATTGTCTGCTAGGTGCAATCAGTAATATCAACGATAAATACTTACACTTTTGTGATTATACAACAAAATCGAATAAAAAGAATGTATTCAAAAAATCCTATTATGCTGCTTTGAAGAATGAAAAACATGTGAAAAACAACATTAAGTTGAATAAAAGCATGATAATTACTGGACCTAATGCATCTGGAAAAACTACTGTATTAAAGACATCTATTATTAACATTATATTTAGTCAACAATTTGGATGCGGGTTCTACGAATCGGCTGTTTTCAAACCGTATGACTATATACACTGTTATTTGAACATCCCGGACACGTCAGGCAGAGACAGTTTATTTCAAGCAGAAGCACGAAGATGCAAAGAAATAATTGATAGTATAGACGAAAATAAACATGCGAATCACTTTTGTGCATTTGATGAGCTGTACTCAGGAACCAATCCTGATGATGCTGTGTCAAGTTCTACATCGTTTATGAAATATTTGATTAAAAATAAGAACGTTTCTTGTCTATTGACCACTCATTTTATTGATGTATGTGACAATTTGAATAAAAATAAATCAATTTGCAATTATCATATGTCAACAAATAAGGAGAAAGATAAGATTAAGTATACCTATCAGTTGAACAAGGGTATATCTACTGTAAAGGGAGGGTTAAGTATTTTGAACAACATGAATTATCCAAAAGAAATATTAGATAACTGTAAACAAACGAACCAATCGTCAGCGTCAAAAGGAGATAAATCAGAAAAGCAAGCATAAGTGTCGTCCGTCAATAATTATAATTATGTTCGATTTATTTATTATATTTATTTATTCGTTATATCAGATTTTATATAGTGTTAGTCAATAGTAAAAATGACACTCAACACTTTATTATGCCCTAAAATTTTCATTATTTTAGGAACAATATTATTAGTTGCTGCAATTATTGTTTTATATTTTGAAAGAAAATCTAAAGAGCAAAATCATAAGATTAATTCTATGCTTAGCTTGGTTTCTACCCTTGCGGAAGACCTTAACAATTACAAAGTCGGGTTGAATAACCTTAGTATGATGGTGGTAAATAACCAATCTCCAAATGGAGTCGCGGGGTCATCTATTAACGGAGGTAACAGTAACGAAAATAATAACGAAAATAATAACGAAAATGATTTAATAAACGTATCTGACGATGACGATGAAGACGACGGTGATGATGATGATAGCGAGGATGATAGCGAGGATGATAGCGATGATGATAGCGGTGATGACGACAGCGATAGTGACAACGATGCTGGTATTGCTAAGGATGATGCTAAAAAAGCGAATGATACATTCGATATTGATGAAACCATAAAAGTTATGGAGTTTGATGTAGAAAATATCAATACTACCGATACGGTTGACACAGTTGATAGCGATGATACTAACACAATCGATAGAAATTTAGACAAATCAGATTCTGTGAAAGTATTACAAATTGATGATTTACTTTTAGACGAGACCACCACGCAAAATGTGGATTCGATTGAACTATTAGATTCATATGAAGTTGATTATAAAAAGATGTCTGTAGGTAAGCTAAGAAGTATTGCATCAGACAAAAACAGCGGAGAGGATTATAGTAAAATGAAAAAAAATGAACTACTCAAAATAATTGATGTAAATTAAAATATATTACCTTTTATTTTTATCTACCATTATATCAGTATATAATGAGTTGGGCTACATGTTATTCAGGCAATAATAATATTAATTTTAACTACCCTCCTATCATGGCAGATGGGCGCAATTATTCTACATGGCAACCAGAGGCCGTTATAAATAAACGAATCCAAAAATCAAATGATATTAAAACTAACTGGGGATATAGACAATTTCTACAAAGAAACGGTGTCAGCATAATGAACTACAATAATCTTGAAGCTTGTTACGATTCGGGCCTAGACCCTCATGTGTCAACGAATGATACACCATCAAGTAATGTACCTCACAAGTTTTCATCAATCTATGACACGAACAAACCAGGATTTGGATACTCCAATAGTGATTTGAAAAATCCATACTTAACAAGAGAACAGTTGAACGCACGAATGATTGCTCCATCTATCAACATGAAAAACACAAAGTAATTACAGTATATAGTATATAGTATTTTTTTCGAAAAAAAGAAATTAGATAAAAACAATAATAAAAATTATTATTGTTTGTATTATTAAGGACGATATGAAGTTATTGAGTATTGATGTAGGTATTAAGAATTTGGCATTATGTATGTTTGAAAAAACTGATAACGATTATAAGATAATAAAGTGGGAAGTACTGAATCTAGCCGATAAAGAAGTATTTGATTGTTGTAAAACGAACAAAGGAAACAAAAAGTGTTCAAGTCCTGCAAAATACAACAAAAATGGGTTGTTTTTTTGTACAAAACATGCCAAGAAAGAAGATTACCAGTTACCATTTAAGGATTTGAAACCTGCAGTTATCAAGAAGGCGTCTTTGCAAAAGCTCAAAAATATTGTTAATAACTATGAAATACCAGTTGATGGACAGCAAACTAAAAACAACTTGATTCATACTATTACTGCTTATTATGATAATAATTATTTTACCGAAATTGTCAAAGAAAACGCATCTAAAATTGATTTAATCAGTATATCTGTAAATCTTAAAAATAAGTTGAACGAATTATTGAAAGATGTGGATGATATACAAGATATTATTATAGAAAATCAAATTAGTACAATAGCTACTAGAATGAAAACACTACAAGGTATGATAGTGCAATATTTTGTTATGAGCGATATATGTGTAGATAATATAGAATTTGTTTCTGCTAGAAATAAACTGAAATATATATTACCAGACAACAACAAAGAAAAAACTACTTATAGCTCTAGAAAAAAAATTGGAATATTAGCATGTATAGAACGCATTACAAATGACCATAGGTTCAATAATCAAGTAGATTATTTTAATACTCATAAAAAGAAGGATGATCTAGCTGATGCATTTTTACAAGGTATATGGTATATCGAGAATAAACAGTAATATAAACAGTAATTACGGTATATAATATAATATATTATTCGTATAACTTAAAATTATATGTTCTAGTAATAAATAAATATGGACGACATCATCGAATTATCAGAAATAGATATTAGACCTAATACTCCCACAAATACAAGTAAATCGGGGGGAGGTTTAGAATTATTAATGAATACAAAAGTAAAAGAAAATACTAATAAATCCAGTAATAGCGATATTGAATTGGACGATTTAAATAATTTAGAGCAAGAGTTGAATGACTTAGTAGATGATACAGAAACACCAAGCTCATCTTATAACGCAAAATCCAATCTCTTTGATAAAAATTATTCGGATGAACCTGTTAAGATGAATGTACAATTCTCAGAACCAACAGCTGATAATATCTCTATTGGTAAATCAACGGCTGAGACAGGTGATAGTAACAGCAAAACTTGGGATGGTTATGGTAAGTTTAATGATGTCCCAGTCAATCCAGATATTATGAAGGAGAAACCCATGTCAAAAGAAGAATTATTACGTGAAAAATTCAAGTATTTGAGAAAATTGGAAGCGCTTGAAAAAAAGGGCGTGGAATTGTCAAAGAAGTATACTATGGAATCCTCATTACCGGAAATGCAAGGAGAATATGAAACTATTATGGATGAAAAAGAAACATCGAATTCCATTAAGTTTCAAGGCAATATGCTTATGGCGTGTATTAATGGTATTGAATTTTTGAATGGTAAATTTGACCCATTTGATATTAAGCTTGATGGTTGGAGTGAACAGATAAATGAAAACCTAAATGATTATGATGAAATATTCGGCGAATTACATGAAAAATACAAATCAAAAGCCACTATGGCGCCTGAATTAAAGCTATTATTTCAATTGGGTGGAAGTGCTATGATGGTTCATATGACAAACACCATGTTCAAGAGTGCTATGCCTAGTATGGACGATGTGTTAAGACAAAACCCAGACCTAATGCGTTCTTTCCAAAGCGCAGCTGTAAACACTATGGGTCAAACAAATCCTGGGTTAGGCGGGTTTATGTCCAATATGATGAACGACAATCTATCAAATAGTTTTCAGGGTCCACCACCTCCTATGCAAACACAAGGACCTAATGCACAAGAGCCACATGTGAATAGAGGTGGAAATAACAATTCAGGAGCAAACTTTTCATATGGAGTTAATAATGTAGATGATGGCATCAATCTCAGAGAAAATAACGAACAAATCAATATGCAAGATAAATCAAGAAGAAGTGCCGTCCCTGCCACCCGAAGTGCTCCTAGAAATGAAATGAAAGGTCCTAGTGATATAAGCGATATTTTATCTGGTCTAAAAACCAAAACCATCAACATTCAACAAAATGAACCTGTAATAAGCGAGGTATCACCTAATGAATCTGCGCCAGATAATAGTACAATAAGTATTAGCGATTTGAAATCTCTACAGAGTGAAGGTGGGAAAATGCCCAAGAAAAGTAGAAGACGCAAACAATCTGCAAGTAACACCGTTAGTTTAGATATCTAAATATGATACATTTCCCGTGTGTCATAACAACATCACATAATATTTCATATTGTTACACAGATAACATTATGAAACAAATTAGAATACAATATTATTTTTTTGTATTATCAGGTTCAAATACTTAAAAAATAAACTATTATATTAAATATTACTATGAACTGTAGAAAAACGGGGATCAAAATTCATGAATCCGACAATAACAATACACCAGGATATAATGACAGGCAGCTAGATTTTTACAATAGAATCAAAACTCAGAATAAACACACAGGTGTTCGTATCAAGAGTAGCGAGAACAATTACGATAACGACCCGTTTGATGGCGTTAACCCATTTAATAATCCTGATGGAGAGAAACCAATCGACGAAGTCTCTTATGCGAAGACAGGATATCAAGAAATCGATTTAAATATTGATAATTATTCTAGAAAAGACCTTTATAAGTTATTTGGTATTACTACACAGAATTTAACAGTAGACATTATGAAAATATGCAAAAAAATAGTACTAAAAACGCATCCAGACAAATCAAAACTTGAGCCCAAATATTTTTTGTTCTTTTCAAAAGCTTATAAAAGATTATACGGAATATACGAGTTTCAAAATAAAAATTCAACCAAACAAAATACGGAATACACTAAGGAAGAGAATGAACACGCTATAATACTAGATAAAATGTTCGAACAAAACAAAGAACTCAAAAAATCGGGGAATTTCAACGAATGGTTCAATAAGGAATTTGAAAAATACAAGATTGAGGATGAAAATGTAGGATACGGAGATTGGCTTAAATCGAATGAGGACATCGATGATAAGTTTAGTAATGTTAGTAAGGCAGATATGCAATCTGTAATGGAAAGTCACAAGAAAAAAATACAAACAATTGTTAAATATGACGGTGTAGAAACACAACACTCTTCTGCATTCGGAGGTACTTCGCTCATGCAATCCGCTAATAATTATACTAGTGATGGTGCTTATACCGACCTTAAACAGGCATACATAGAATCTGTAATTCCTGTAACAAACGATGACTATAATAAAATGCCTAAGTTCAAAAGTGTAGACGAATACAACAGACATAGGTCAGCAGTTGATACGAAGCCATTAGATCAAGAAATAGCTATTAAAAAACTATACGAAGAAAACAAAGAGCAGGAAGAACAGAGTACCGCATTAGCATACTACTATGCGAGACAAGAGGAACAAGTAAAAAATCAAAGCCAAGATTTTTGGTCTCATATCAAGCATATTACATAAACGAAATATGCTGTAAACCTTTTAATATTTAGTTTATTCATTTACTTTTTTATATTTAGGGATTATATTAATGTCTTTATTTTTTCAATCTAGCAGCAAACAAAAGAACAACACAACAACGGAATGTGAATC